TAGCTGATGAAGATACATTCGAAAGTGATGATGACGTTAGTTTAGACGATGAAGAAATCGATGATTTTGATGAAGAAGATGACGAAGATTTAGGAGAAATTATGGATGAGATGGATGATGACGAATTAGACATTGATAGTGATGAAGATCTTGATATTGACATTGAAGATGATGGAGATGATATAGGTGACGACGACGACATTGATATTGACATTGAAGATGATGACGAAGACTTAGAAGAAGATTTTGACATTGATTTAGATGATGACGGAGACGACGACATTGATATTGAAATGGATGGAGATGTTGATGACGACGACGAAGATATCGATATCGACCTTGATGAAGATCTAGATGAGGACTTAGAAGAAGAAAATGTACAACTTAAGCTTGAGAACAAAAAAATTAAACGTGCTTATAAAATCATAAAATCTGAACTTAATGAAATCAGAATCGTTAATGAAAAGTTACTTTATATTAATAAATTATTTAAAGCTTTCCGCTTATCAGATAAGCAAAAACTTAGAGTAGTAGAAAACTTTGATAGAGCTGATACTACAAGAGAAATAAAAATTGTATTTAAAACAATTTCAGAATCATTTAAAGATTCTAAGAGAAAGAAACTTAATGAATCATTACTAAGTAGAGACAATAATTCAGCTGCTAAGAGAAAAACTAAAGACAAAAAAATCATTAATGAAAATGATGACTTGTATGCTAGATTTAAGAAGTTGAAAGATTATAGAAGTACTTAAACAACAAAAAGAATTTTAAAATAAAAAGGAAAAATTATGAAATACCTAGAGTATTTTTAAATTAAAAAATGAACAAAAAGCTCAAACAAATAATGGAAATTAAGAATCTACATGATCCTTATTCTATTAAAATGGAACAAGCGAAAAAGCTTGTTGAAAGTTGAGAACCTACAGGCCTACTAGACGATCTAGAAAACGAATATGAGCGTAATGGAATGGCTATTCTATTACAAAATCAAGCTAATCAGCTGATTAAAGAAGCAACCTCAACAGGTACTGCTGCTAGCTCAGAAGAATGGTCAGGCGTAGCTTTACCACTTGTTAGAAGAATTTTCGGAGAGATTTCTGCAAAAGATTTCGTAAGTGTTCAACCAATGAACCTTCCATCCGGTCTTGTATTCTACATTAACTTCAAATATGGAAATACTGATTCACAACATACTGCAACTGATAACATTCATGGTACAACTAATACAAAAGATACTGATCCAACTGGTGGTCTTTATGGTGCTGGTAGATGGGGATATTCTATCAATGATAGAACAAGTTCTGCCACTGCAGTAGTAACTGCATCATTTACTGCAAACGATTCAGCATCTTTCAATCAAAGTGATGCATATACTTATGCTAATTACAAGAAAATATCATTTGTAACACAATCAACTTGGAACTTAGATACAGAAGGTGTTAAAGCTTATGGTCTTTCTTCTAATTCTGTATTTATTACTGTATTACCTGAATATACAGATATTAGTGCTTCTAGTGTTATATTTACTGCATTAGGTTCTGATATTGATGATGATCAAACTGGAAGTTTCGTACTTCATTATCATGAACAACCTCAAGCATACGATAGAGGTGATTTTGAATACGGACAAACTGGTGTTGGTTCTATTCCAGAAATCAATCTTGACTTGAACTCAATTCCAATAGTTGCAAAAAGCAGAAAGCTTAAAGCTGTATGGACTCCAGAAGTTGCACAGGATTTAAACGCTTATCATGCTATTGACGCTGAAGCTGAATTAACTGCAATGCTTTCAGAGCATATTGCAATGGAAATTGACCTTGAAATTCTTGGTATGCTTATTAAGAATGCTAACACAACTGAATATTGGTCAGCACGACCTGGATACGAATGGAATGGTACTGTTTTTGAAGATCATACCTCAGCTTACTACATTCCTAACAAATCTGAATGGTATCGTACGCTTGGAACCAAAATGCAGAAAGTTAGTAATAAAATTCATACTAAGACAATGCGTGGTGGAGCAAACTTTATGGTCTGTGGGCCTGATGTTGCAACTGTTATTGAAAGTATGCCTGGCTATAATGCCGATACTGATGGTGATAGATTCCAATTCGCAATGGGTGTTGAGAAAATTGGACAAATTTCTAAACGTTGGACTGTTTACAAGAATCCTTATATGCAAACAAATGCTATACTTGTCGGATTTAGAGGTCCTAACTTCTTAGAAACTGGTGCTGTATTCTCACCATATATTCCACTTATTATGACTCCATTAGTATACGATCCAGATACATTCGTACCTCGTAAGGGTGTTATGACTCGTTATGCTAAGAAAATAGTAAGAGCGGAATTTTACGGAATTATTTATGTAGGTCATCTAAACTGGGTATAAACTAGTATAGAATAGATTACAAGGGAAGACAATTAGTTTTGTTCTTCCCTTTTTTTTTTATTCTTATTTTAATGGATTGTATAATATTTATTAATAGAGAAGAGAAGTAAACTAGGGAATTTAAAAACAGATGAAAAAAAGCGAATTAAAGAAAATCATTAGAGAAGAACTATTGAAGGAAGAGAGTAATAGATTTGGCGAACTGGAACCAGATAAGAAGGGTAATTATAAATTCTATAAAAATCCAGAACAATCATCAATTAAACAACTAAGTAAAGTGGCATCAAATTTAATAAAGGCAATTAAAACTGGCGATGGTAAGATTATTGACAATGCTTTTGATGATTTAAGATCTACGTATAGTTACTACTTTATGGTTAAATAAACTAAGGAAACTTAAATAAATTATGAAAAGATCGGAATTAAAAAGAATTATACGAGAAGAGTTGGGTAGAGTGATTACTACAAAGCCATTGAAGGAAGACACATTAAAGTATTGAATAGGAGAGTATGCAACTCAGGTTGAAGATAGACTTATACTGCTTCGAAAAACAATAGAAAAGGATAATAAGAGTACAGGAAAAGAATTTAATAAAATATTTGGTAAGATAACAGATATGCTAAGTGAATTCTACGAAACTTACGATTATTAAAAAAATAAATCAAGGCAAACTAATAAATGTCAACAACATACGCTTTATGAGATGGAACCAGTGGACCAATATCAGGCTCAACACCTTTTGGACTATACGATACCGATGTAATATTTCAAGCAGATGGGCCAAAGGTAGCTAACTACTGCGCAAGAAAACTTGGATATCCAATAGTAGATATTGAACTCCAATCTGGTAGCTTCTTTACTTGTTTTGAAGAGGCGATTACAGAATATAGTGCTCAAGTAAATCAATTTAATATTAAAGATAATTTACTATCAGCTAGAGGTGTAGATACTGGATCTAATTTAACTCAAACAAATATAGCTACTAACATGAGCTCTATTGTTCAGTTAGCTGAAGGATATGGAAATGAAGCAGGATTATATTCTAATATTACTATGTATACTGGTTCCATTGAGATATCTTCTAGCGTACAGGATTATGATATTAAAACACTATATACAGATGTTTATGAGCCAACTTCAGATGGAATTGTTATTCAAAAAGTACATCATTATCAAGTGCCTGCTTTAGTAAGATTCTTTGATCCATATGCTGGAACCGGTGCCGGGGCTTTTAATATGTTATCAGAATTTGGATTTAGTGGAATGTCTCCTGCTGCGTCATTTGTTCTTATGCCAATGTTTGAAGATATATTAAGAATGCAATCAATTGAGTTTAATGATACGATTAGAAGAAGCGCATATAGTTTTTATTTGTATAATAATAAATTAAAAATATTTCCATTACCAAAATCATCTTTTAGATTATATTTTGAATATTATAAAAAAAGTGATATTAATGATATTACCGGAATTTATAAAACGAATACAATGTCAGACTTTTCAAATGTTACATATAATAATATGAACTATTCGAAGATTAATGATGTTGGTAAGCAATGAATTAGAGCATATACTTATGCTTTGACAATGGAATTATTAGGAAATATAAGAAATAAATATTCTTCTATTCCAATTCCAGATGGTGATATAACATTAGATGGTGGTGATTTAATCTCTAACGGTCAATCATCAAGAGAAATATTAATGAGTCAATTAAGAGAAATGTTAGAGCAAACAAGTAAAAAAGCATTGATGGAAGCTAAAGCTGAAGAGGCAGAACATTTAGAAAGTACTCTTCAGAGAATTCCATTGAAAATATATATAGGATAAAAACAGATGAAAAAAAGTGAATTAAAGAAAATTATTAGAGAAGAAATAGAACTGCTTAAGGAAGACAGTACTCAATTTGACATACATTTAAAAGCAGCTAAAAAATATGCAGGTGAATTAAAAAAATCTCTCAAAAGGATAGGAAGTTACGAACTCACGGGTCGCGGATATTATCTTAAATTTAAGTTTAAAGATTCAAAAAGAGATTTTGAATATATAGAAAAAAAAGTGATACCAGTTATCAGGAAAAGTACAGAAGAGTTTCTTAAAGCATTTGGTGCAAAACCTCATTTTGACTCTCTTAAGATAAATAAAAATCCGTATAATGATAGATTTATTATATCAATAAACATAGAGCAGTATATGGATAGTCCAATGATTAAAAATCCAAAGCCAGAAGAAGCTGTACCTGTTATAAGTGTTCTTACAAAAATGCTTTAGAATAAATAAACTATGCCACTATTCTTCAAATCAAACGACGTTAACCTAATCAATAGCTTAAACGTTGAAATAATAAATAACATTATAGATACTACAATCAACCTATATAAAACAAGTGCGTACGATACTGAAGGTAATCTATATGGTGAAGCGCCTGATAAATTATATTATCCTGCAGTAAATGCTGCTGGTCTAATAGAGCATGATGATGAGTCATTTGAAGATGAAGACTTTGGGCCAGATATGGAGCAACCAATTATAGTTAAATTTCATAGAAAAACACTTCAAGATATCAGTTTATATCCAGAGATTGGTGATATAATAGATTACAATGATAGATACTATGAAATTAGTGAGGTAGTTGATAATCAGTTCTTAGGTGGTCAAGTAAGCTTAAAACATTCAATACTTTGTAAATGTCATATCACTAAAAAAGATAGAGTTGATATAGAAGAAATAAATAAAACAATAGATACTGAACATTCTGCTGTTGATATGGTTGATAGTATTTATGATTAAATAACAAAGGAACAAGCAAGATTAAGTTAAGATAACCTATGACAAATACTAAAGAAAATAATATAAGAGCAAAACAAATAAGCCGTAGAAACGACACATTTAATGATGTCAAAATAGGCTTATATAATATTGATGCTGCATTAAAATATTACTTCGACTCCGTTATTAAACCTGTAGTATTAACAAAAGACGATCAAATATCTGTACCACTTAAATATGCTTCACCTGAGAGATGAAAATCTATTCTTAAAGATAATTTTATTAGAGACAAGTATAATCAAATAATGCTTCCTGCTATGGTATATAAAAAGAACAACATTGCAAGAAATACTGATTTACCTATGAACAAAATTAGTGTAGCTAATCCGCAGATTTTCTATACAGTTGCGGAAAAATATAATATTAAAAATAGATATAACTCTATTTTTGCTAAAATAGCTGAAAATGAAAAGCTTAGAGATAAGCATGTAGTTGTAATGCCGACTTTTATTACTGTATCTTATGACATAATTTTATGAACTACATATTTAGAACAAATGAATTATTTAATAGAAACTTTAATGTATCATAATAATGATTACTGAGGAAATGAATATTTTAAATTTATGACTTCAATTGAAGACTTCTCTATTGATCACACAATCTCAACTGGTGCTGATAGAATTATAAAATCAACAAGTACTATAGAACTCAAAGGCTATATTCTTCCAGATATCTACTCTAAAACATTGCCAAATCAAGTTAAGACTACTGTTAAGAAACTTAGTGTTGACATGAGTATCTAGAAGAAAAAAGTTGATGATTCCACAAGAAAAAAGTGATTTTGAGTTTTCCCGACCATATTTATAATTAAATACATTTAAAAAAGGTTATTAAGAATCATGATTATTAAAAATAATAATAATAATAATAAAAAAGAAATAAAAGATAATAATAGTAGTAACGCTAACGAAGTTAGTGTCCCAGGAGTAAAGCTAACGCAAAATTATATTGATGATATTCATACCTTTCAGGTGGAAATGCAAGCGTTTTTACTAGAACTGGGTGATGTTGAATATAAATTAAATGCATTAAAAATATATAAGCAACAGCTTTTAAATGAAAGAAAAAAAGAGCTAGATGAAAAAGAAAGGACTATCGCAGATAGTATATACAGTGAGTATGGAGAAGGAGAAATCAATCCGACTAACTGAACTTTTACCTCATCAAAGTAATTTTAATATATATAACTCACTTAGGAGAAGCTTGTGATTTGTAAAATCTGTAATAAAGAATTTAAGTCAAAAAGAGCACTAGCAGTTCATATAGCGCGGAAGCACAAAGATATTTCATCAAGAGAATATACAATAAAATACTTTTATAATAATACAATACCAACTTGTAAGTGTGGCTGCGCCGGCAAATCAACCTTTGTATCGTTTGGAAAATTTAGAGAATTTATTTCAGGTCATAATACACGACTCAGAGAGAGTGCATATATCTTGCCAATTGAGAGTAAGGCATGATGACAGGATATTTATAAAAAAAGATACGATGAGAGCGGGAAATGAAGCAATCCAAGAAATCAAGGTTTAATAGAGAAAATCTGTAAGAATTGCGGAAATATTTTCCATGTCAAGGTGACATATAAGAGTCAGTTCTTTTGCACAAAAGAGTGCTATTCACAATATAAATCAAAATCAATCAGTAATAACACTAAAGAAGGTATAGCTTTTAGATTAGGCTGTTCTAAAGGCGGAACAAATTCTCATCCAAATTGAAAAAATTCAAACTTAGAATTGATGTTTAAAAAATATTTACAAAAGCAAAAGTTGCTATTTAAACAGCAAAAACAAATAAAAGTAAACGATGGCTATATATCTACTGACTTTTTTCTTCCAAAGTATAATTTAATAATAGAAATAGATGGTGACTACTGACACTGCAACCCTAAAAAATTTAGTGCAAATTATTATCATTCTAAAATTAAATTAACTGCTAAAGAAATATGAGAAAGAGATAGTAAAAGAAATAAAAATATAAAACAACTTGGTTATGAGTTAATAAGAATATATGAATCTGATTTAGATGATTACATAAGTAAAAACAAGTTAATAGAAGAAGAAATAATGAAATAATACATTATTAAGAATAAAACAAAGAGAGAAAATTTATGGAAAAAATAGTAAGCCCGGGTGTATTCACTTCGGAAAATGATTTAAGTTACTTGCCAACCGGTATTGGAGATATCGGTGCTGCAGTTATAGGTCCAACTGTAAAAGGACCAGCTATGGTACCAACACAAGTAACTAGTTATTCAGAATACATACAAGTATTTGGAGAAATATACGAATCTGGTAGTAATTCATATCAGTTTATGACAAGTCATTTAGCAAAAGAATATTTAAAAAATGCAAGAGTTCTTACAGTAGTTAGAATTCTTTCAGGCTCATATTCACCAGCAAGCGCAAGTATGGCTTCTTCAGCATCTAACACTTCATTTGATATCTATACGATGGGAGATGGTATAATTGCAAATAGCTCATGTTCAGAAGATAGTAATGGAATATTAGAGAGTGGTTCAGTTGACAACGTTCGTTGAGAGATTACAGGATTAAATGAGAATAAAGGTACATTTACACTTTTAGTAAGAAGAGGAAATGATTCAACAAAGAGAAAAGTAGTTCTTGAAACTTGGAACAACCTATCACTTGATCCAAATGCTTCTAATTATATATCTAAAATTATTGGTGATATGAAACCAACTTATGAATACAATGCTGGTGATCCATATATTGATATGAGTGGAAGTTTTGAAAATAAATCTAAATATATTAGAGTTACAAATATAACTAATACTATCAATTATCTAGATGAAGCAGGAAATATTAGAGATACTAATGCCACAGGAAGTCTTCCAATAGAAGCAAGTGGTTCAGTTTTCGGTGGAACAGATGGCGACTTAGAACATCCAATGACATTTTATGATGATATAACAGCAGATGATTCACAAGGATACATACCAACATCTTGTACAGAATACACAATGGCAGTTGACTTATTAAGTAATCAAGATGAATATGATATTAATATGATATTTACACCAGGTGTATTATCTGGCGGATCAGGAACTGCAAATACACTTGTAGATCATACAATTGATATGGTTGAAGCGAGAGGTGATTGTCTTTACATATTTGATACAAAAGTTAAAGATACTGCAGCTCTTAGCTCAGTAGTCGCAGATGCAGAAGCTTATGATTCAAGTTATGCAGCAACATATTGACCATGAGTTCAAATTAGAGATAATACTAGTAACAATTATAGATGAGTACCGCCTTCTGTAGTGATGGCTGGAGTATATGCTTATAATGATAAAGCAGCATTTGAATGGTTTGCACCTGCAGGATTAAATAGAGGTGGAATCGAATCAGCAATTAGAACTTCAAGAAAGCTAACTCATTCAAATCGTGATACTCTATATGAATCAAATATTAATTCATTAGCGTCATTCCCAAATACTAATGTTGTAAGTTGGGGACAAAAAACTCTACAAAAGAAAGCATCTGCATTAGATAGAATCAATGTAAGACGTCTCTTAATTAATTTGAAGAAGTATATTGCATCAACAAGTAAATACTTAGTGTTTGAACAAAATACAGAAAGTACAAGAAAGAGATTTCTTAACATAGTTAATCCATATATGCAATCAGTTAAACAAAATCAAGGTCTTTATCGTTTTGAAGTTGTAATGGACGAAACAAATAATACAGCTGATGTAATTGATAGAAATATTCTTAAGGGCGACATCTACATTCAACCTACAAGAACTGCAGAGTTTATCGTAATTGACTTTAATGTATTACCTACAGGAGCTACATTCGGAGCTTAAAAGAAATAAATATAAGGAAAATTAATTAGATTATAAAAAAATTATGGCACAAGTAATATACACAGACGAATTAATGTTTAAGGGCTGAGAACCAAAATATAAAAATAGATACGTATTCAAGATAGATGGTATTCCATCATTCATGATTAAAGCAGCAAACAGACCTTCACCTTCAAGTGATGAAGTTGTATTAGATCACATTAATGTTCAGAGAAAGTTGAAAGGGAAAACAACTTGAGGAGATGTTTCAATAACATTATATGATCCAATTTCCCCATCAGGCGCTCAAGCAGCATTTGAATGGTTTAGATTATCACATGAATCTGTAACAGGTAGAAATGGATATGCTGATATGTATAAGAAAGATTGTACTATTCAGATCTTAGGTCCTATTGGAGATGTTGTTGAAGAGTGGACTTTGAAAGGTGCATGACCTAAAGAAGTAGATATGGGTGATTTGGACTTTAGTTCTGCTGAACCAATGGAAATTGCAGTTACATTAGCAATAGATTACGCAATACTTCAATACTAAATTATAAAAAGGAACTATATAAATGGGGCAGCAAATTAGTTGCCTCAATTTTTAAAAACAAATGAAAAAAGCGAACTAAAGAAAATAATTAGAGAAGAGTTGCTGAAAGAAGATGAGGAAATTGTAGTAATTAAATCTCTTAATAAAGGTGAAAAGCTTTTCATAAAAATGTTTGTTGGAGATTTACAAGCATTACTAAATGGAGATACTTTTCTAAAGGATTCTAAAGAGCTCGAATACTTTAGAAAGCAAGCAAGAGCACTAGCAAAAATATTTAAATAAAAAGAAGAGTTAAAAACAGGAGTTTACAGAAAATGAATAAAAATGAAATTGACAAAGAAAATGTCAGTATTTTAAGTGAGGTGGTAGCCCTTCCGTCGAAAGGATACTTATATGACAATGAACATCCATTACATAGCGGACAAATTGTATTAAAGTTTCCTACAGCGGCTGAAGAAGATATTTTAACATCAAAAAATTTATTACAAAAAGGCTTAACAATTGAGAAATTTTTAG